CCGTCAGCGTGCTGAACGGCGACGAAGTCGATCATGGCGCCAGGGTTCGCGCCCGCGAGCACGAGGCTCACCTCACGAATGACGCCGTGAAAGACCTGCTTGCTTCGCTCAACGAGCTCGTTGGCCCAGATGGAAAGCTTCGTGACGTCCTTGTGGACGACCAGAGACTTACCAAGCTTGCCACGATCGGTGTCGTTGAAGTAGGCGTGACAGTACACGCCTTCCGGTCGGTTCTCGAGCATGACATGTCCGAGAACGTTCTCGGGCTCCTTGTGCCCATGCTGCCAGACGAGCGGAACCATCACCTTGTCCTGATGCTCGAAAGCATTCGGCATGATCGTTCGACCGTCGGTGCACCTGAGCCCAGCCTTGGTAGCCCAACCGCTAAAATCGGGTTCCATTTTGACTGTTCTCCCTCCTAAGTGGGTTCAACGGCCTGTGCCGTCTTGGTTGGATCAGAAAGTTTCGTTCGATCGATCGAACGTCTGTCTGTTGGGTCCTTCGGCTTGATTCCCAGTTCCGATTCAGGCATGTTGCTGTTTCGGAGCTGATCAGCCTTCGGGTCCTTAGACGGCTTGAGACCAAGCTTCTGGCGCCACTCGTTGGACGACATAACTTCGTTTCGAGTTGTCTTGTCGATGATGTCTGGCATTGCCGTTAGGGGTACCAGCTTGAATGGGTCCTTGAAGTGCATGACCGAGTGACCCTGCGTTCGGGCAGTCTTGGTCAAGAACTTCCTTTTCATGTTGAGCGTGATGGCGGAAAGGATCGGCTCGATGGTTCGGTTGTAGTAGTTCTGCATAGTCGCCTCATCGGCGGAGCCGTCCATTACCGCAGGGGTGAGACCCAGTTGGGCGTACAGCAGGTTCATCAGGTACTCGACTTGCTGCATTAGGTTGTTCTCGGCCGGTCGGTTCAGCTGGGTGATCTTCTCGGTGCCGTCAATGTAAGCGACACCATACTTGCTGCCCTTCAGCTGGAACTCGATGTCCGTTCGACGCTGCATTGCCTGCTCTCGCTTGCTCTCCGACTTAATCGAGTAGGGCAGCTGGATAATGATGTCCAGCTTTCCTGACGCCGACTGGTCGTCGATTGCATCAAGCAAGTTCAGCTTTCGAATGAGTCTTTGAAGAGTGGAGTTTGGCTCATTCATCACAGCGTAAAGAGGATTCTCGATGATTGCTGCGATCGTCTTGGGGACGACAATCTCCTGTCGTCGTCCAAGCTTCTCGTTGTAGAGATTCACTTTGACGTCTTCAGGCATCCACTGCTTGACCTCCCCTGTCCGCATAGTCAGGATGTCGTAACTTCCTGTCATCTTCGGATTCAGAGTTGTGTCAACAGGAACTACGACAGCGACGCCATCGTTAAGCATCGTTGACGCTGTGTCCTGCAGGAAAGACCGAGAGTCCTGGTCGAGGTTAGCCTCGAGAGTCAGACAGTTGTTCAAACCACTGTCGACATCTTCCAAGTAACGACCTTCATCGTCGATCTTGACGTGGCGAATCTCAGAAGCCGCAACATCGATAGCAAGTCTGGTGTAGATAGACGAGATGATGGAGCGTTCGTTCGAGATGTAAAGCTTGACGCGGTCTGGCCTAGTAGCGTAAGACGATGAGTAATCGCCATAGGCTCGAACCTGGTCCTCGGAGTTCAAGAAGGCGTTCCATGCGTGCCTTATGCGCGCGCGAAAGCCCTGCCTCTCTTCCTCCTCCATGAGTCACCCCCTCTCCGAAAATATGTCATTCGAACGCCTCCTTGTAGATCTTGTAGGCGACGTAAGCGTCCATCAAGGCCGCCACGTTGTCGATCTTCTCGTCGTATCGACGCTTAAGCAGTTTTCTGTTGCCGTTCGTGTCTTCAAGAGTGATGGCATTACCCATCGTGAACTGCATGAGAGACTGATCGAAGAGAAGCATTCGCTCCTCGGCCAGGATCTTCAGTTCTCCGAGCGGGACTGATTCCGTCCTCGAACCCTGAATGACCTTTTCGATCGCGTAGGGACCATTCTCTCTTTCCCAACGCTGAACGAATTCCTTCGCATTGTACGGGTCATAGCCAAAGGCACTGACGTCGTACTGCTGCGATTCAATGAAGCGGTCCAGATCATCATAGACCTCCATCATGTCAAGTACGGTTCCGGGAAGAACGTGCAAACTTCCCTCATTAATGAACTCGTCGTACTTGATTCGAAGTGCCGCAGGAAGCTTCATCAGAGTAAGTTCAGTGATGTAGCTTCGAGTCTTGACTCCGAACGGCATTTCGCCATGACGGTTTGGAGTAAGAGGGAACATGAAGCTGAAAGCACAGAAGTCGTCACCCATTGAGAGGTCTGCACCCATAGCACAACGCATTCCACGAAAATCCTGACGCTTATGTGGAATGGTGTCCTCGAATGCGAAGAAGTACGTGTAGCCTTCCATCGGAATCCCGAAGCGCTTGGCTAGAATGTCGTTCCGTGAGGCTGGCGCCTTCTCCGCACGCTCAACATCGAGCGCGTAGGTGTCATAGGTGACGGTCTTGCCGATGTTCGGCTGAGCCTTCACCCAAGTCGCTGGATCTCCAACTTCCATGATGTCATCAAGCTTGTAATGCCAGATCGAGATGTGCGGAGCCTGGAACTCTCCCTTGAGGATGTCCATCAGCTCCATCTTGATCGTGTCACCAGAACCATTACGTACAGTTCCTTCAGAACTGATAGCAATGATCAAGTAATCGTCAAGCTTACTTGCTCCTTGCTCAATGGCGCCGATGACATCCTCTCGGAGGTCTCCGGAAAGCCATTCGTCAACCGTGGCCACCTTGGTCCGAAGACCCTGAAGCTTGTTGATGGCCATAGGGCGGATCTCGAGCAGAGATCCAGTTAGGAAGTTCTCGATTCCCTTTTTGGTTGACGCTAGTTTCTGTCGAAGGGCCCTAGAGCCCGTCGTATTCTGCATGGAACCCTCAGTAAGGAACTTGAACAAGGGTCCGCGCGAGCGCGTGATAGAAGTTCGGAAAGGGCTAACAACCTCTTCCGCCTGCTTCATCGTTGGCGCTGTGGTGATCTGATGCGTGGTCGAGGTGTCGACATTCAAGAAATATGCCTGAATGCAATAGGCATACATCGACTTAGCCGCACCACGCGCGACAATCAGGTACTGTTTGGTCGTCAGACGTTTCTTAATCGTCCGTCTGACATAGTGACCCCCGTGATTGTCGGGTGTAGGCTCGTACACACTTCGCTCAACGAAGTAGTACCAGCCAAAGACCTGCTCAGCCCAGAGCTTGAAGGTGGGCAGGAGATGTAGATCACCTCCATCGGTCAGGGTTAACTCATTCTCACAGTAAAGAATGAAACCGTTGATCGCTTGGTCGTCGTAGTAGATGTTAGGGTCGGCGATGAGTGCATCGATTCGGTTCATCTCCATAGAGATTTCCCGATTCACGGGGATCTCGCCAGCCAGTACCGCATCGCGGAACTGACCGTAGTAAATCGGTGTCGCCGTATTCGATAAACCCATCGCCAACCCTCCCATCACTTCTTCTTGATGTGCTTGCCTGACGCCTTCGTCGCGATTCCCGCAGCGGCAAGAGCAGCACCAATGAACTTGGTGTCCTTACCCTGAGCAAACTTCGTGACCTCATCAACGCCCGTTGTCTTGAGCTGATGAGTCACGAACTGAAGGCCAGTCTTCTTCTGATTCCCCGTGTAACGGGCAATCTGCTGCTCGAGATTCATTCGGCCGATGACGAGCTGGAGCTCCTGATTGGTCAGAGCATCAGTGTTGCCCTTTCGACCGATCTTCGCCTTTGCAGCTTCCGCCTTCACCTTGTCCTCGGAGGGAATCGGCTTGGCCTTGCGTCCGAAGCGACCGGTGGACACGCCACCACTGCCGCTACGTCTACGGACGCCCCAACGCATCCCCTTTACACCGTGGTGTTCGAGAATGCTTTCAACTACGCTCATCTTCCCTCCTTTCTAAGGCAGAGTAATTGCGACACATTGCGGAATTCGGTTCGATGTTGCTCCACCAGCCACGAACTGACCCGCCAGTACGGATGTCGATTGAGCGATTTCGTACCAAGCACCAGAAGCAGCGCCACCAGCACCATGAGCCACTGGTGCAATCTGTGTTCCTCGGTTAAACGCAATGTCTACGTCGCCTCGAGCACAAACCATCCACAACAGCAACTCATTCACAACCGGAATCGGCGAGTTCAGATTGAACGTTCCAAGAGCTGAACCAGCATAGACCCCAGTGAATGTTCTCACTGAGGGTGCACCATAGATCCCGCTCACTCGAACAAAGGTTGTCGCTCCCTGGAATGTGCCTCCAGTAGCAATGATTGTGACGCCGCCATTTGAAATGTCGGTAGCGTCCATGACCTTGCTATAGAGACCACCCGAACCGTTACCAGCAGCCAAGAAATAATGCTGAGTGAATCCAGACGGTGTCTGGACATTCCAGCCGTTCTCGGCTTGGATAACCATGAGGTCACCAATAGCAGTGTCCTGTGGCCATGCCACAAATTCGGATGCGTCCGGAATCCAAACAGACTTGCCGCTAACTCGCGGAAGAACGGACACTTTGTTACCCCATTGGAATGTTGGCGCCAACGGATTACCGTTGGGCACCAAAATATCCATGAAGATAGCGCCGAGTCGACCCTGACCCTGCATTTTTGTAATGACGTCAGCTGAGACACGACCGATACGGCCTTGGCCAGACATCTTGGTTACGACGTCTGCTGAAATATAGCCAAGGTAGCCGATGGTGTCGAAGGTCATGGTCTGCGAGAACTCGATCCAAGGATCAAGAGCCGCAGTACCAACCTCGTCCAAAGCACTGTCTGCGCCAGCTGATGTGCCCAGATACATAGACACGATGTAAGCATTAGACGCTACGTTGTGCATACGAGCGCCGATCTCGACATAGAGTCGATCGCCCTTCAACGCTGCAACCGGTGTTACTGCAACCGGACCACCACGCGGGAATATACGGTTGGTTGTTCCGGAAAACTCGTTCGCAAGAGCGCCATTGTCGAACCCGATTAGAGTTCCTCGAAAGGTTCCATCGGGCTTGACTACCTTAACCACGCATTGCGTACGCGCGTCCGCACCCGTGTTAGACTCAGCAAAACGACTAACACCGACAAATGTTCCTGAAATCGTCTGGTCTGCGTCAAGTGGATCAGACAATCCTCTATAACACAACATGTCCGCCACGCCAGTGACGTTCCGGGTTGCTCCGAACTGAGCCAGAGTTTGTGCAGACTTCAACTTGCGAAGCTTACCGGTTGTACCTT